CGCCGATCCAATCACGACGAAAGTCAAGAGAAACCTCTCTAGACAAGGCATCAACGACAGGGTAAAGGTTGCTCCGAGGAGGAGGACCAACGACCACTGGGATGTTTCTTTCAGTACCAAGAACAAGAACAGGTGCAGGGCCCACACCAAGGGCCCTTTTAAACCAAGACCTCCTAATAAGAGCTCCATACGTACTGCGGGACAGTACGCTAGGGACGATAGTCCGAAGGGAAATAGGATGGCGCATCAGAACATTCAGAATGTATGCCTTGACATCATTCCGAAGAGCTTCAGTGCCACGAATAACCTCAGACAAGAGATCGCCGGAGTCATTACGGGAGGGCCGAAAAAAAGAAAGTACGGGTTTGGGGCACACAAGTCGAGAGGAGACAAAGAACGGTTGAGAGTTCAGCTCGACCCGACAAGGCGAAATGTCAGTCTTTTCAACGTTGACGACGAGCCCATAAGCGGAAGTGACTTCCTTCCAGAAGAGGAAAAAGTCGCGGTTACCAGCAAAGGCACAGTCATCCCCGTTGAATCGTCCAACACGTCTCTCGCCAGACCCTCGATGGATGTCGCTCGCGATATCGAAGCAAGCCTTGTTCAACAGGCAAAGAAGTGGGAAACTGACAAGGTTTCCCATCATCGAGCCACGTCGAATAGGATGACGTTCTTTACTGCAGAGTAACTCAACCCACTCAAGGTTCCGGAAAGACTCCCCCAAAACTTTCCTTTCTTCTTCTCCTAGGCGGCCCTCCTCACACAGTACGTCAATTATCGTTTCAACAGCCTCGAGAGTTATGTTGTCAGTCGCCGAGGAATAGTCCCCGCTGATCAACATCTCTCCAGGGCGAACGTCATTAACGACTGCCTGGAAGTCTTCTTTTTTTACGTCGCCCCTCACGAGCCATCCAAAGTCGGACAGATGGTCGTAAAGGGCGTTGTGTACGGGTGTCAAGACGCGCTTCACGCGTGCGCTCTGCATAGTAACGACTCGCAACTTGCCCTTGGTCTTAGCGACCCCAAGTCGAACGAGAGAGTTTTCTTTGCAAGCGCGATCAGGGTGGACTCCCAGAGTACCACCATGTCTTTGAGACAACTCCAAACACCCCTGCTGGTCAGGGACGTAAACACCTCTTCTAGGTAGCACGGAGGCTACCTCACACTCCTTTCTTGCGGAATTTAACCGCTCCCCCCACCCTGAGCAGAGCTCACGAACGCGTCTCTTGAGTTCCCAAAGATGGTCGTACGACCATGATTGGACAACATGAGGATGACGCACGCTCGCCTTCTCTGCCCACTCTCTTTTAGCTCGAGCCCCGGCGACTTCGTCGCAAGAACGACAAACCACATCAAAGATGCGCTTACAGCTTTTAAGGGCTGACTGCAACATCGAAGAACGTGGTTTGCTCTTCTTCTTTCTCTCTGGTAGAGAAAGTCGGGAAACGAGCAAAT